CTCTTTCCTCTGCCATGCGGGGGACTTAGCCATAGAAAATTGTGACTGAACCTATGTTCGTCACATCTCCATAGACATTTGTACTGAACAAAACACCTTCGCCCGGAAGCAAAAGATACGTAGGTTCTGTAGCAGAAGCTACAGTGTTGAGCGTCATAACGGTTGTGCCAGACGCACCGCCATTTTTAAACACCACACTACCAGCCGTGCCGGATGGGATGATGTAAACAGCCTTGATCCTTGCGCGGCCAATGGTAGCGCTTGCTTGGGTAGTAAATTGTCCGTCAGCAGTTAATACTTGACTTACCAGTACATCAGTTTGCATCATAATCAATCTCCTTTAAAAACGGGGCCGAAGCCCCTTGGGTTGATTATGAGTTAGCGAATGGCGTGGCAACAGTGCCTGTGCCTAACACCGTGCCAGTAACCATGTACTTGTTAGCAGCAATGGCAACAATCTGTACCCATGAACCGGCAACACCGCCAGTGGTAGTGCCATTTAAGTTAATAAAGTCATTGGCAGCGGCGGCAAAAAAACCGACCAATGCTGCGCCGTCTGCGTCAACGTCGTTCATGGTGATTGAGCCAACGTACTTATCAGTGCCGTCTGTACCAATCTTCAAAGAGCTTGTAGAGATGGTAGTAGGAACCCAGATTGTGTAAACAACGCCTTCGTTATTGGCTGTGCTTGGGTCTTGACCGGGGCCAGATGTAGCAGCGTTTGCTGATGTGTTAATTGTGGGCAAAGTCAAAGTGACTGCCGCTGCCAAAGAACCACCAACAGCGATGATACGACCACCATGAACTTCGGGAGTTAATGTGGTGCTTGCTGTGATGTCAACAACAGCCGCTGGGCCTTGTTGATAAATGCCGCCCAATGAACGAACTGGGCCTTGAAACGTAGTACGTGCCATGATATGTGTCCTTACATACAAGTTAAGTGCATCAGTCTGTATGTCGTCAGCCGGGACTGTCTAATGCACCGGATAAGCCCGGGTTAACGTGTTTATAACATGCTGTTTAAACCAATGCAACAAAAAAGGGGCCAAAGCCCCTTTCTTTTTTTCTAAACTATCAGGACGCTCCGGGTGAACCGAAGATACCTAATGGATCAGATACGCCGAAGCTGTAACGCTCACGGGCTTTGTAACGGACGTTGCCTGTGTCAAAGTCGCCGTCCATGCCTGTAGACATGGGGGTACGGACAAAGTGCTTCAAGCCGTTAGGCACATCAGTGGTCAAGAAGAACGCATTTGGATCAGTCAGATAGTGGTTAATTGTGTAACCTTCTGGGATTGAACCGTTGTTCTTCAACGCATTGATGTCGTTGTCAGCGGTGCTGACGCGCAGTTCAGTTTCGAGCAAACGAGTTGCAACGAACTGAAGTTGTGGTGGAATGATCAACTTCTTGGGTCTAGAAGCAATCAGCAAACCGCGCTCGTCTGTCCAGCCTGCGATTTGAATCACAGCATTTTCCAACGCTGTTTCATTCAAGTCTGTGCCTGTTGTAGGACGATTGCTGTTAGTACCGCCAGAGACTAGTGGGTGTGCTGTAGAGCACAAAACCACGCCGTCGCCGTATGTTGGGCCGCCTGTAAAGGCGTTGTTCAACACAAATGCAGCTTTAACCTGCTTGGTGTAAGCCATACCACGGGCCAAAGCCTTGGTATAACGTGAAGACAAGCTGTCATACAAGTTATCTTCCACAGCCTCTTCTGTGATGGAGAAACCCATCGCAATAGTTTCGTGGTTGTAACGTGCAGTCCAAGCTTCTTGTGCATTGTCATAAGCGATGGCAGAACCCTCGTTTTTGACCGGTGCAGCAGAGAAACCAGACAGTTTTGTCTCTTCTTCAAAGCTACGCTCAGATGTCTCTGTTTCGTAGATCTCTTTGTGCTCGTCATCGTATTTTTCATACTCAAGACCGAACAAGGCATTTAAGCCGGGGAGCAACTCTTTAAGTAGTTGTGCGCGTGAAATAGCCATGGTTTATGCTCCTTATATGCCAGTAGAGTTGTTGTACTGGTGCATAGTTGCATTTATCTTGACAATAAACTCAACAAATGTATCAGAGCCTGTTGCTGTCTCACGAACCACGTCAATGATGCGGATAGGCAGCGTGTTAGTGGTAGTTTGAGTGCCTTCATCAATCGCTACGGCTGAATTACCAGTGGTGGTAGATCCAGAGTTTTGAATCAAAGCAATGTTACTACCAATAGCAGCAATACCCATTCCGGCCACGGTTGTGCCTGAAGAACAAGAAACTACTTGGAACAGCGTATCAGGATCATCTGCAACAACTGCAAAAATCTTTGTGCCAGACTTGATAGACTGACTCGCTGGATAAAATTGTTGTTGCTGAACCTGACCAGTTGAACCGTTAGTAAAACTTACGCCTAAAAAAACTCCGCAAGGCGTGGCAGTTGTTGTGCCATTGTCTAACTCGATTGTTCCTGATGTAATACGTTTTACCAAGTCACCATAGAAAATGCTGGTGGCATAACCACTTGCAATTTCCATTTGGCGGGTTGCACCCGCAAATACCTGTCCACCTATGAGGTTTACAGGTTTTAGCCCGTAAGGGGCGTCTACCGTTGGATAAGCCATATGAGACTCCTAAGTTTATTGATTTCTACCGATCGTGACTCTAGAGCTTGATTCTTTGAATAAAGGCATCTTGGAGTTACTCTCGCGCATGAAGGTGTTGTCCACTGATGCCATCTGCGCATTGGCCAATTTCTGGTAATGCGCGTTGCGATCAGCAGCAAACTCCTCCGGGGTTTTACAAAGCAGTAAACCACCAATTTCAATGCAATCTGCAAAGCGGCTGTTAGAGCTGCTTTGAGACAAGATATGTGGTTGAGTGCTTGCTTTGACTGGCTCCCAGCCTTCGCCGAGTTTTGCGGAAATATTAGACGGATCGGGACTGTTTAAAAGCGATACACGCACCCAATGGTGTACCCATCCGGGTTCTTCAATGGGATCTGGCAACGTAGCCGCTGGCTTCCATTTCGCAGGACGCTCGAACGTCGCACGAGTTTCAGCCGATCTTTTTTCACGAATTTGTTCAGTCATTTTCTTTCCTTTTTAATACCGCTACTTCACGAGCATAACGCTCCAAGGGAATGTTAAGCCGTTTGGCCAGAGCCACTTCGGACGCACTCAATGTAATCTTTTTAGGGGCGACACTGCGCGTTGCCGAAGCAACAACGTTTGATTTTTTACGCTGCGTCGTATCAGCGTGTTCCCCAGACTCAAACTGATCCGGGAAAACTTGACGCAATCTGCCGTTGATGCGTCTATAGTATTCATCACTTTGAGGATCCATGCCCTCATCGTTTACTAACTTTTCATGCACCGCCAGCGCGAATCCAGTCATTTCCTTGTCAGTACCAAACCATTTGTTGGCTTGCTGCCATTCGGCAGCTTTGGTATCAACTCGGGGTGCTTGATATGCGGGTTGTACAACAGTTTTTTCTTCCTGTAAAGGGGCAGGCTTAAAATTGTTGACACGCTCCGCTTTCATCTTGGCGGTTGTAAGGTCGTCATTGGCCTGCACCATGGCATCAGAATCCCCTGATTCATAAGCCATTTTGTACTTGCGCTTGGCCTCTTCTACCTCTTGAGATACAACCCTTTTAGCCTGCTCAAGCAGGGCACTTTGGCTGGTGTGGACGTTACTTTTGAGTTTTTGATTTTCTTCATAAACGGCCTGAGCTATGCGTATAGCCTCCTCTTTCTCACGAATTGCAGACTCTTTGGCTCTGCGTTCGTCGTGATAGCCCTTTGTAAACTCACGAAGTTTGTTGCGGTCTTTTTGAGAATACGCAGCTAACTCCTCGTCAGTAGGCTCTTGAGGTGGGGTCTGCATCGGTGTTCTGTTGCGATCCTCCTCTGGGGTGTCGTCAACAATTTCAATTTCCGGCTCCTCTTTGACCTCTTTGGTCTTTTTAGCTTCAATTTCGTCCGGAAACTCAAATTCTGTCTTTTCTAGTTCTGCCATGATGACTCCTTAATATGGGCGTTGGATGCCACGGGGATCCTGCACAACTGCCTCAACGCTGTCGTCGTTGATGAGTCGCCACTCGGTTCCGTGAATCTTCATACGTGTCCCAGTATTAGGGCGCGTAACGATAAAGTCTCCAACCTTACAAGATGCTCCAGACGGAAAGCGTTTTTCGTCTTTGAAAGCATCGGGGCCTATTTTTGCCACAAACAGCACCGGAGAAAGAATCTCTTCATGGTGCATCATTTTTGCGGATTTAAGAATCCCTGACTCGCCCATTTCCTCTTCTGCTTTCGGAAGCATACAAAGGAGGTGGTAGGTCGCTGGATCAGGCACTTGTTTGGCCTTCTCCCCGTTTGACTTGTTGAGTACACCCGACAAATCGACGGCACTGATATCGAAATCATTCATCGTCATTTCTTTCTAACTTTCGAACAAGGTCGTTGATTAAAGACTGTGCGTACAGCAGACCCCGAATTTGGCCGCACATCTCTCGGTAAGCGGGGTAGTCTTGCGCACCCCCCGCTCCAAGACTTTCAGAAAGATTGCGCTCTTTTTCGCGTAAATCAGAGAGCAAATACTTTAAAGCTTGATCGTCATACATGATTATTTACTTTGTTTAAACAGGTCGACCTGTATTTTCTGGTTGGTAATCTTTTCTTGGTTTTGCATACGTGCCATATCCAGTTCGGCCTGCATGTCAATCCTCTTGTTCTCAAGTTCCAGACGGGCTTTGCCAAGTTCAATGTCAGCTTGAATTTTCTGGGCCTTGGTTTGTTCAGCCTGACCTTTGAGCTGAAGTTCAGCCTGTTGCATCTGCACAAGAGGATCTTGTGCTTGTTGCTGCGCCTGCTGTTGTTGAGCTTGAGACTGATTGAGTTGAAGCAACTGAGCAGCGCCTTGTGCGACCAGACGGGAGACTTGCACCTCGACATCTTCTGGTAAAGATGCATCTGGGGCTGGCAACGGTACGCCGAGCTGCTCCTCGACTTTTCTTCGGTACAAGAACGCCAAGTGTTCTGCGATGTGGGCCATGGCAGATGCCTGCATCTTCTGAGCCATGGGGTTTTGGCCAATCTGCGCGGCAATCATAGGGTCTTGCATGAAGGCTGTGTGCGCTGCAATATGGGCTTCTTGGTCTTGATAGATGAATGCTTTTGTAGGCTTTCCATTTAAAAATGCCATGTTCTCGCTGATAGGATCTTTAGGTGTCTGATCGTCTGCGCCGGGGATCAATTTATCTGCGTTTTTGACACCTAGAACCTCAATCATCTGGCGGTGCAGCAAGGGTAGGTCATAGATCTGCGGCGCACCAGAGGACAACTGAATGACAGCCTGATACTGCATGATCCTTTGAGCCATCGTCGAACTGTTAGGATCTGATACAGGAATAACCTCGACTAAGTCATAGTCGGCCTGCTTGACCTGACGGTCGCTTCCTTGTGGTTCGTACTCATACTCTGTCGGGGTGTAGTCCCTGATGATGCCTTTAAGGAGTTTAAACTCCTGCTTCATCGAATAGTGAACACGGGCTTGGACGGCTCCCATGGTCTTTAAGGTGCGCTCCAACAGAGCCAAGGTCGTACCCACGGGCGCGTTAGCGCTCATATCCGAGATCTTCATGTCCGAGATAGAACCTAGGCGGCGGCCTTCTTCTGTGATCCTGTCCAGCAAAGTCAACAAAGTTGAGCTTGGTTCTTTGTAAGGAAGGAAGGTGATGTTGTCTTTGATCGCACCACTTGGGACGTCAATGTCTCTGAACTCACCGGGCTGGATAGGGGTGTCGTCGCCTTTGATCCTTGCACCCCGGGTCTTTAAACCGCCGGGCAGGTTGGCTAAAGTCCCTGCGTCAACCAACTGACGGATTAAAGATGTGCCCGCTCTTGCATAACCACCAATGATGTGGATCAAGCCCATCCCGTAGAAACCAAAGCCGGGGATGTAGCAGTAGTCCACAAAATGCTGGCGCTTTAAACGCTTGGGATCGTCTGCGAGGTAGTTCCTACGGATGGCAAGAACCTTATTCGTCCCCCGGTCGATGGTGATGACGTAGGGTAGGCCGATGCCTGTCTCTTCGCCTTCTTCGTCCTCGTCCTCAAAGCCTTCTAGGTCGTAGTAGGCATGGATCTCCAGTAGCTGGTAGCGGTCATCGTCTGTGGTTTTGTAGCCTTGTTGGTCGGCTTTTTTCTTTTCAATGTCGGTTAAATTCTGAACAGGTTCACCCAGATCAATGTCTCTGTAAAAACCATTGACCTGTAGACCCCTCATCTCATGTTTGGTCTTTCTCATCACATGAGTTACACGCTCTGCGTGTTGCAGATTAGAGGCTCCGTAGGGGACAATCATGTCCTCGGCAGGTATAAAAACTGCGACTTGGCGGCCCATGGTGGGGTCGTAATAGATCTTCTTGAAGGCCGATCCGGCCAGACCTAGGGAGTACAGCATCCGCTCATGTTCAGGGCGGTACTCAGGCATTTCTTCGGTCAGCTTGAAATTCATGTCTGCCTGAACTCGTTCAGCAGCTTGCTCCTTCAAGCGGTCTATGGCTCCAATGATCTCAGTCTTGACAGGCCCTGCGGCAGGGAATGTCTCCATGATGGACTCAGACTGAAACCTGATCGCAGATTCTGTCAAAACCGTTGAGAAAACCCCGCAGGCCCCGTTCCAAGGCTCCGTGCGTTCTTCATAGTTTAAACCCAGAACTTCCAAGCCTTTGACAAAGCTGTCAGCCCAGTCTTTGCGAGAAGATATATCAGCCTCGACCAATGCAGTCATCTCAGAGGCAATCT